CGCGGAAACATGAAAGACGCTGGTATTGCTCTATCCAAACTGGTGTTGGCCGGGATCCTTTCACAGAACGATGCACGCAAGCGGCTCGGCGTCCCACCAATCTTGGAAGATTCATTCAATATGCCAATGGTGTCAATGCCAGGCGGCATGAGTGGCATCCAAGACCAACCGGACGTTGTAGACAATCAGGAAGGTATCGGTGATGACGTTGCTTGAAATCCGTACCGCAAAAATTGAAATGACCGGTGACAAGATCGGCGGCTATGCGTCCGTCTATGACGCACCAAGCCATCCGCTAACCATTCGCGGCATTAACGGCGGCAAGCCGTTTACCGAAAAGGTTGCACGCGGCGCATTTGACAATTCACTTGGTGGAAACATTTCGCTGCTAGTCGGGCACGATTCCCGCGATCTACTAGCAAACACCAAAAGCGGATTGCTGCAACTGCGCAGCGATCAACACGGTTTGGCATTCGAAGTGGAATTGCCGAACACCCAGCGTGCAAAGGACGTGCGCCAATTAGTAGACGCTGGGGTCTTGTCTGAAATGTCGTTCGGGTTCCAAGTCATTGCCGACAGTTGGAGCGGCAATACTCGCACACTTCAAAAAATTTCGTTGCGTGAAATTTCTATCGTTTCCGACGGCGCGTATCCGCAGACACTCGCCGAGGCCCGTCATTTTCAATCGGGCTTAGCCCGTCTACGTCTGCGACTAAGGATGCCACTATGAAACTGTCCGAAATGTTTGAGACCCGTAAGGCGCTCGTTACTGAGCGTGATTCCATTCTCGCCCAGGATACTATGTCCGTTGAAGTCGAAGCGCGTGGGCATGAAGTTGCCAACGAACTCGGCAAACTCGATGCAGAGATTCGCGCCGCGCAAGTGCGTGAGCGTTTCGCTTCATCGTCTGCGATTGAGAACATCGTTAAGCGCGACAACGAGCGTTCGCTCGACATTCGTGACTCTGCGAAGTACAAGGATCAGTTCGTTAACTACTTGCGCAACGGCACCATGCCGGAACAGCGTGAACTAATTTCAACCGCTTCGAGTTCGATTCTCATTCCTAAGATTTACGAAGAAATGGTCATGAAGTACCTTTCTGCGAATTCAGTCATGAGAAGCATCGGAGACCTGCGGACAGGAGTTCAGGGATACCAAGCGCTTCGATATTCGACTCTGAAGACTGCGGATTACACCAGCGCATGGACGGAAGCCGATTCGGGCACCGTTGCAGCAACTAATGCAGATCCGTTGTTCACGGAAGTTGCATTGCCACCGGTTCTTTGCTTGCCGAAGACCGAAGTGTCTCAGCAACTCATCGTCCAATCCGACCGTGCATTCAATGTGGAAGAAGAGGTTCTCTCACATTTGCAGGTTCAGTTGTCGAAAAACCTTGAATTTGGCTACGTAGGTGGTTCCGGATCAAATCAACCAACTGGCATCTTTAAGGTGACCAGCACCAGTGGCATCAACATCACCACGGCAACTGCAACGTCCGGCGGCGGAAACCTCCGCGCCAACAGCATTGCAGGCGTGACGTCCGCCGGTTGGGTTGCCAAACTTCTCGAAATGCGCTACACGAAGTTGCCAGCAGCGTATTGGAACACCGCCGCTTGGATCATTCCGCAAGACGTGTACGCAATCATCGCCGGAACATTGGTCAACAATGTACCAATCTTCGTCCCAAGTTCGGACAACGTAGCAACGATTCAGAACGCTGCTCCGTTTACTCTGTTCGGTTTGCCGGTTTACATCACTGAGTACATCCCGGCGCAAGTCACAACCAACACCACTGGCAAGAACTGCTTGGTGGTGCTCGGCGGAATCCGAGACAGTTTCGCGATGCGTGAATGGGGTTCTATGTCAGTGACCCGCGATGAATACAGCCTGAGCGGTACGGGCCGCATTCGTTACCAGGGCATGATGTTCGCCAACTCCAACTTCACCCGCGTTAACGCGCTGGTTCAGTTGCAGGTTACGAACGCCGGTAGTTAAATTCTGCCTCTCATTCTCGGATGGGTGGGGCTTCGGCTCCACCCATCCGTAGCGAGGAACGCCCATGCCGCTTGATATTGCCAAGTTCAGAAGTTGGGCACGGATCCCGCACACGGAAGACGATCCAAGTATTGGTATTGCATGGGCAGCGGCAGTACGCGAACTAGAAGAACGTACCGGTTGGTGCGTTGAAACGGTTACACGTACGCAATGGGTTGCAGCGGCGCCGGTGACAAACTACGGCGGGTTGTATCTGCGCTTAGAACGCCAGGGCGATCTAGCCGGTACTACGGTGAACTACAGCGACAGCACTACCGTTCCGCTTACTGGCGTTTGCTCAAAAATCATGATTAATGGTCTTATCTACGTTGATATGGATATTGACAATCTGACTTACCCAGTAACCCTAACCGTGCAAGCCGGGAACGCTGCACTTAACCCGCTGCTAGAGATGGCGCTACTGCAACGCGTGGCGCATCATGTTGCAAGCCGTGGCGATGACACGCAAGCATTGGATTCGTCCTATTGGGATAGGATTACTGGAATGCTTGGCAAGGGTATCGGGTAATGGCATACGGGCACGTGCCATCCGGGATGATGCGCCTGGTGATGACAGCGCAGAACCCAGTACGCACGGTTGATGCGTTTGGCCAGGCTTCTGAATCTTGGCTTTCATTTGCAACGCTTCCGGTACACGTGGAAATGGCAAACACTTCGGACACTATGAACAATGTCGGCCCAGCGACCCGAACCGATTGGCGAATTCTTTCGCCCTGGCATCCATCGATGTCTAACCGTAGCCGGTTGCTATGGAACGACAACGGAACCGAACGCACCTTCACCATTCGCGCGTGCTGGGACAGAGACCAAAAGCGGCGCCGGTTGGAGATTGAAGTATCGGAGGTGACGCCGTGAATGTTGTAACCGTCACCATCGATACCAAGGAAGTCCGCGAGACATTGCGGCGCTTATCGCCAGCATTGAACGAAGCCGTACGCAAAAAGGCAATTCGTAAAGCCGCACGCCCATTCGTTGCAACTCTCAAAGCGTTGTGGGTGAGTGCGCCGTACAAGGGCAAGAATCCGCACCGGCGTGCGATTGCCGCTGCAACCAAAGTAAGTTCGCCCAAGCGCCTAGCAAGTGGCCCAGGTGCGCCCATCCGCGCTGAACTGGGCGTTGTGCTTGGCAAGAAAGGTGGCGCACGCGCTGGCGGTATGCAGTACGTGTACCCGTGGTTGGAGAACGGTTTTAATCATAAAACATCCGGCAAATTCATTCCCGGATCCAGGCGTAGTTTGGCTTGGAGTTACGCCAACATTAATGCGTTTATGACAGCCATTTCTACCGAAATTCTTGTTGAAGCGCGAAAGATCCTAGGTTCAAAAAATGTCGCTTGAAGCAATCCATAAAGCCATTTACAACGCGCTTAACGGCAAGGGTGAAGCCTACGTAGGTATTCGCGTTGCATCGATGGCTACGCCGTGTTTGGTTTATGAAATCACCAGCGCAACAATAGACCTAAGTATGGGCGGCGTTGCTTCTAAGAATCATTGGACGATATCGGTAGAAGTGCAAGCCATCGCAGACACCGTGGAAGAAGTAACAAACCTAGTGGACGATGTTGCAGCGATATTCACCGGGCCAGTAAATGATGTAACCAACCTTTGCAGCATGGTTGCAACTGAATTTAGCGTTGCGTTCTCTGTTGAAACACTTGATGACGGCCGTGAAGACGCGGCGCGTATCGGAACAATCTCTTTAACCCTACTTGTCCAGGAGGACTAATCATGGCAATCATCGCAGGCTACGGCGGCACATTCTCACTTACCTTACAGGGCGGCACCATTGCAACCTTTCCCGCCAGGAATATCACCATTTCAATTAACCGCAGTAGTCTTGACGTAACAAGCATTGCCGATTTCCAAGAAAAGCGTGCGCCTGGTCGATTTGCGCGTACTGCAAATTTTGACATTATGGCGCGGAATGGGTCGGATGACAATGCAATTCGAACCCACATGAACCCAACCACGGTTGCATTAGCCGTTGCGGTTACTTGCACGCTGACGTATGTCGATCAGGGGTCAATTACTTACACGATGATTGGGCACATGACCAGCGCCACGCGCACCGATGACGGAACCGGCCCGGCAATGTGGTCTCTGAGCCTTGAGGAATTCTGATGCCGTTTGACTTGTCACAACTGATTTCCAAGCCGCGTACGGTGAACGTGCCTGGCGTTGGCGTTGTCATGGTGCGTGAACCAACGCTTGCAGACTATGCAAACGCTTCAACGGATCCGTACTGGTGGGGCGCTTGCGTCACCTGCACGGACGGTAGCCCATTCGTATTGAACCACGCCGAATTAGGAAACATCCGCGCGGAACTCTGCTCGGCTCTGCTGGAGGAAATCAATAGACCAACGCGCCCTACTCAAGCGCCGAGCGTAGGCTTTGGCGCATCGCAG